CTGATAAAAGTCCAGTTCCAAAGAATAAGTTAGATTTTTGAGCTGCAATTGCATTGTTATCAGAAAGTCCGTTACAAGCTACAACTTTTACACCATCAAAATATTGGATATCCATATCTTGGTTGTGTCCTAATCCAGCAGTTTGGAAACCTCCTAAAGCTCTCTTGTAAGCTCTAAAGATGTTCTGTGCAACATAGATATATAAATCTTCTTTTCCATATACTTCACTTGGAATAGCATCTACGATATCTCCTAATTTCTCTACTACGTTTGCAGAAGTTACTGCTGCTCCAGCAATTTTCTTTGCTCCAGTATGTCCAGCATCAGCATTTAATAAAGTTTTAAAACCATCAAAAGTTCCAGCACCAGCTACACCAGCCCAGATATCTTTTTCAGTTTGCTCTGCAATTGATTCAGACATTAATCCGATAAAGTAATCAGAAAAGTTAGATGGTAAATTATCACTAGCAGAATATCCCATTGATACTGCTTCCCAATCAGATTTGAATGGAGTTTTACACAATTCTAAATTTACTTGTAATTCTTTTGGCTCAATAATCTTTTCTGTTAAAGCAACTGCTCCAGCATCTGTAAAATCACAAGATGCATTTGCAATAGCACCAGAAAGATTTACTCTTTTTAATACTTCTTTGAATTTTACGTTTGGCTTAACTTCGATTAAGTTGTTTGCGATTGTATTCCCAGATAAAAGTGCTGCTGATACATATTTTCCAGCAAATTCTCCAGCATACGTTGTTGTAATTGATAAACTCATTTTTTATTTGTTTATTTTGTTAAATATTCTATTTCTTGTTGTGTTTTTATTCCCTTTTTGAGAATAAAGGTTTAATTCTTTTTTGTCAGATAAGTTTTCTGGAGTATGTGTAATTCCTTCAACTTCTTCAGCAGATAATTCTACTTTATCTTCCTTTACTTCTGATAACTCAACAACTACTTCTTCTGCAACAACTTCTGTTTTAGAAAGTTTTAGTTCGTTGATTTCAGTTCTTAGTTTTTCAATTTCTGAGAAGAACATTTCTTCTGATATTGATTTAACTATCTTCTTTGGAGATGCAGTTTCAGTTGATAATTCTTCTTCTTCAACTTCTTCTACTTCTGTTTCTGCTGGTGCTTCTTCTTCTGCTCCAGCTTCTTTAATCTCTCCAATGATACCTTCCTCTGAAACTACTATAATCATACCACCTTCTACTTCATATTCTCCAACTGGTACTGCAACTCTCTCATCGTCTGCGACAACAAAGATTTCTGCACCAGCTTCAAATACTTCAGCTTCTAAGATAGCACCATTATCTAGCTTCATTTGCTCTAGCTTTACTTCTAATCCAAGTAAAACTCTTGCTTTGTTTAGTAATGTTCTGTCTGTGTTCATATATAAAAAATAAATTTTAAGATTATTTTTGTGTTTTCGTTGTTATCTTTTAGAAGCACTTTTTATAAAGGAATCTAAATTAGCACCTAACTTACTAACTCCAGAATCAACTTTAACACCTAATTCTTTTGATTTTTGTTCTATTTCATTGTATGTTTTTTTAGCATTTTTTAGCATTTCTAACGCCCTATCCATTGTTGACTCAGCATCTGTAAATTTATTTACTGCTTTTTTGTAATCTTGCAATAAATCTTGTGCTAATCCTAACTCAACTTTCTGTGCAGATAACTCTACTTTTGTTTCTTCTGCTAGTTTTTTAAAAACTCTTTTCTTTGTACTCATAATTATATAATAAAATTTAAGATTAATTTTGTATTTTCAGTTTTCTATTCTTCTTCTTCTGTTGCACTTATCCTTCCTATGCCTTGTTTCCAATACTCTGGAGTCTTACAACTTTTATCAGTAGTATTATTACAATCTATTGAATAAGTATTTTTACATTTACAATATACTGCCCTCATTATGATAATAGTTTTTTAAGTTCTGCTAACTGCTTCTCCTCTAAATCCTCTTTTAGTTCTTCATTAGGTCTTTCCATTTTATCAGCAAAGTATCCTTCAATTGAGAAACCTTTTACTTTTCCAGTCTTTACATAGTCATTCCAAATCTTATCATTCTCTACCTTAACACTACCCATCCAAGTACCTACTGGTACATCTAAACCATATAAAGCAGTCTTGTCTTTTTGTTTATCTTCTACAATCCAACTTTCTACAAGTGTTAAGCCTTGTAATTCTGAATTGTGTTCTAGTGTTGAATTAGATTGGTTACCATTTTGTAAATACATTTGAGATGCTTTTGCAACAGTCTTTTCAGAAAAGAAAATGTAGTATTCATCTTCTCCAGACTTTCTGTAAATAGGTTTCTTTGGTATAAGTAAAGCACCCATTAACAAACGTTTCTCTTTGTCTATTTCAGCAAGTTTTATTTCTTGTGTTTTAAGTGCAACAAAATCAGATTCAATTGCTGGATTCTCAACAACAGAAATAGCTTCTACTCCTATTGCTTCATCATCATCTAAAATAAGTTCAATTAACTTCATATGTTTATATAATGTTTTTTTTGTTTTTTTTTGTGTTTTAATCTCCTAAACTTGCATCATCAATTATATTTCTATCCATACTCTGTGCAGTTGTTACATCGTTTGCTACTACATATGCTTGTACTGGTTGTTGTGATTGTCCTCCGATAGCAGATGCTAATTGGTTTGTATCACTTTGACCAACTACATTAAATGATGGTGGTGTAGATGCTCCAGTTGGTACAGATGGTTTAGTAACACTTGCACCTCCTCCTCCAGATGGATTTACACTTTTTATTGATGCTATGTTTTTTAAAGCAACTGCTCCAGCTAAACCAGCTGAAATTGCTGGGTATGCTGGAAATGCTAGTGTTATTGGAGATTTCTGTGCAGTTGTATAAGCATTTTGAACACCTTGAACACCACTAATTGTTGCACTTGCAATAGCCATTGCTTTTCCTACTTTACTATCTTTACCAGCTAATTGTGCTATTTGATTAAATGTGTTTTGTGCATCTCCAAGAGTTTGCTGAGTTCTTAGTTTCTGCAACTTTATTTTTTGATTTTCTTTTTCTTCTTGTGCTTTATCAAACTCATCATTTAACACTTTTAATTGTGTTTTATAATCTGTTTCTGCTGCAAGTAATCTTTCTTTTTTTATTACATCGTCTGTAATTTCCCTTTCTATTAATTCTCTGCTTAATTCATATTGTTGCTCTAGCTCTAGCCTTTCTCTTTCTATTTCAGATTTACCAAGTAAAGCAATCTCATTCATTATTTCTTTTTGCTCTCTTAATAAAGAATTTGTATTTGTTTGTTGCTCACTTCTAAACCCAGTTATCTGTGCTTCAATTCCAGCTTGTTCATTAAGTGCTTCTTGGTATGCTTTCTGTAATTCTATATTATCTTTGTTCTTTGATAATTCAGCAGCAGCAGATGCAACTGCAATAGCAGCATTTTCTTTCATTGCTTTTTCTTGCTCATCTAACACTAAAGCAAGTTCTTCATTCGCTTTTATTCTTTCTTCAATACTCTTACTTTCATCATCTCGTATTTGTCTTAATTGCTCTGATTGTCTGTCGTATTTTTCAATTAATCCTTGATTTAATACTGCTGCTAATTCTGCTGACTTTGCTAACTCTACGTTCCCTTTTGCTGCCTTAACAGTTTCACTTGCATAATTTGAAATAGCTTCTGCACTACTTTTAACAATCTCAACACCTTTATCAAAAGAATCATTAACTCCAGTTAAAACATCTACATACTCCTTTCCAGCATTTTTAGCATCTTCTAATGCACCAGCAAAATCTCCACTAAATACTTTCTTTACTGCACTTGCTAAATATCCAAGAGTATCTAAGAAACTTTCAAATCGTTCTACAATGTTTGCCTTTATACTTGCTCCCAGCTCTTTAATACTACCTAATGGATCATCAAATATAGCTTTAAAAAAGTCTGTTACTTTTGTACCATTATCTATAATGAATCCTACAAAATCATTAAAAGCAATACTAACAACCTCAAATGATGTATTGAAGAAATCAGCAGCCTTTTGATTCTGCATAAATATATCTTTTAATGTAGCAAAAGCAGCAATTGCTAATCCAATACCAGCAGCCTTTATAGCATTTCCAATACCTC